GTAGACCGCCGTGCTAAAAAAACCGCTTCGTCTTGATCCTTCTTCTGTATATTGCACCGTCTACACGCAGCAACGCAATTGTCCAACGTATCTTCGCCACCCTTGACTTTTGCAACGCGATGATCAACTTCATTAGCCACGTCACCACAATAAGCACAGGTATAAGCATCACGTTTAAGCACCTGCAACCTTAACTTCTTCCAATGGCTTGTAGCTCTGTATGGCTTTAATGCCATTTGTATTTCTCCCAATGATCATAGGCTTTGCATGCAGTACCGTATCGATGCTTGACATAAATCAAGTGTGCATCAATCTGCTCATAAGGGTTAAGTGTGCCATACCATTTAGATCTCATCTGACCTAGACCATAGTGCGATCCATTCTTTGCACGATAATCCCAACGACTTTCTTCAAAGATAAGCCAGTTATAGCATTGAAACTCAGTCCAGTTTAGTTTGTTGTAAGCATATAGTTTTACATTCATAACGTGATATGGCTTTGCAGTTGCTTTTATTGTTGTGGCGCAGCTTAGTGCAATTGCCATGCTCGCAATAAACAGACCTCTGGCCAATGCTCGCCTCGCGGCAAAGCTGCCTCTCAGGCTTTGCGAGAGTCTGAGCATACCAACGCTGTCAAGTTTAATTAGTTTTCGTGCGTGATTTCGGGCGTGTCGCAGGCCAAGCAATAATTTCTGTTCCCATAGATCCATAGTCCACATCCTTTGCATCGGTGGATTAGTTTCGGTTCAGTAGCCATTGGCTTTTAATAAATAAACAAGATCTTCAACCCTTAATACTGCAACCCAATCATCGATCGCAGCTTCTCCTTGACCGTTTAAGCGCATGACGGCTACGCCTAAACCATTTGTCTTGCGATCTTTTAACTGCTTCATGCAAGATTTAGGGTCAAAATTAGCACGAGATTTGACTTCAATATCAAGACCCTCAATGCCTTGAATATCGCTGCCAGCCGCACCTGACCCTACTTGGTGCGCGTGTTCCCATCCATGATCACGAAGGTATTGTGCTAATATACGCTCGCTTTCACGGCCTCGAACTTTACGTGATTGCTTCATTTAGTTAGTCCTCACATGACAGGTGCGACATTCGCACGGCTTTACTGCTCCAGCAGTTATAGGCTCGTTACAATTGTCGCACACGTCAATGCGTTTATCTAATACCAACATTATTCATCACCTGCCCTTGCTAACATATCTTCCCAACAGGTTTCACATAAACAATTCAATGATTCTTCCATCAAGATTTCTTTTAGTGGTGCAGCTTTACCGCAAACATCGCAGCAAATCTGAACATACGTTCCGCGATTGACCTCTGGACTCATCCGGCAATCACCGCTTCATCCTCTGGCCTAAAGTTCCAGCGACCGGATGGATCTAATACCATCCATATTGGATTGCAATGCTCGGCTTTGCGCTTGTATGGCAATGGGCACATCCAGCCACGATATGCGCCTTTTTTACCTGTGCCTTCACGCAACGTGCGTACACCGTGCGCACATTTCGGCACGATTTCTGCCTTGACACCAGCCATCACATTGTTAATGGCTTCATCAAGCGTTAAAACATCTGCTGGTGGCTCGATTGTGGTATCCCATACAATTTCAGCAGCAGGATTGTTTTCTTTTATAAAGTTCTTTTGTTCTTCGGTGCGTACACGTATGGGTTTAGGGCTTGCTTCAGCGTCATTAACCTTTGCCATTTCCAAAGATGAAGGCCGCTTTCCTTTAGCTGACAATCCGAGATTTGCCAAGCATCGTCCAATGCTAGAACTCTCGCAATTTTCAAGCCAAAAATCACGATCCACACCACGATCTTTGCGAGCACCACGCGCATAACCAATACTGGAAGGAGTAGCGTCTGCATAGGTACGGTATGCAAGTGCCTTGAATACAACAATGCCTTTTTCTTCATCATTGCTCACCAGCTCTGTAATGATTGCGCCGTCTGGATATTTTTCATAAAACTTATGGATGCGCGTATCAACATCTTCATAGTTCTCCAAGTTGAACATCTAGTGTTTCCTTCCCTTGTGCATATTCGATTTGTTCTCTAAGAGTCCAAGTGTATGAACCCCAGTCTTGAACATAATTGGCGCAAGATTGACAGTAATGTCTGACAACAATTTGCCTGCCGGGTCGCTTACTCGTTATCTGCCAGACAGCTTGTGTTTGACCGCGCCAATGATCGGTTCCCCATTGCATCTTGCAGTAATCGCACCATTGACCTTTGGGCGATCTAGTAAGCATCCAGATCATTCCAATCTTTGACTGCGAGTTCTCCGGCAATAGCGAAATAGGCGACTGCGTCCAACCAAGAATCGTGAACGTTTCTAGTTTCCATAATTCTTGCGAGCTTGACCAATGCCATACAGACTGCAACGTCTGTCGGGTCAAGTTCACGCTCCAAGAAGGTTGACCAAAGCTGCGCAGTTCGCAACATTGTGATGTCGTAATGACCATGCGTTGCCCCTCTTTCAGTAATCGTGTCTGCCGCATTAGTCAAAATATCTTTCGCTCGCAACGGTTTTGCCTCTGACGTAGCCTTTTGCGTACCCATTCTGATAGCCCCTTTGATAGATAGAATCAATTGCAATATAAACAAACCAACCAAATAACCAGATAACAATTGTGATCATGACGATTTCTTCAGGAGTAAAGTTATTCGACATCTGCACTCACCCCATGCACGTCAAGAAAATAAGCAGCCAAAACTTCACGACTTAATCTGCCGCGTTCTTGGCTTATGCCTAGCTTTGATTTTGCATATTGTCTAATGAAACTGGCTTTCACATAGACTTTACCGTCCGTATATGCTCCGGACTTACGGTCAAACCGTATTGTGCCCATGAATATCCCCTTTCAAATAGGATTTCAATACCTATTTTGAAGGGTCAAATGCTATTTTGTCAACGACACGCCCTAGATTGACCACCAACCTTGTCGTTTTGCGTTGCCGTCTTTAATCCACTTACGATGCAATTGGTGCTGAAACGCCCAATCGATGTCACGGCTATCCGTAACGTTTCCCTTCGACAACAAATGATCCGTCTTTTTCCACCGGGATTGCCATCGGTGTAACACCTTTACGATCCACATATAGCAGTCCAAAACCTTTCTGCCAATTGAACGTTCCACGCGTGTAATGCGCTTTAGAAACATCCATTAAATGACCAACCTCAAAGCCAGTTACAATACCCGTTAAAACGCCCCCAGAAGCCGTTGTAAAAGACGAAATGCCCTGCCTATGGGTATGACCACACACCACGCTCTTTCCGTGCCTCTTAGCGGCTTCTAGGGCTGTTAAACCGCCTTGTGGCTTGGTGCTTTGCTCGTCACCATGCACCATAACCCAATCTTCATGGAATTGATATGGCTTGTGGTGATATTTGATGCCCAATTCGTCTAGCCGTAGAAACCGCTCGATTGTCAGCTCTGGCAAGCCAATTAAGCCGGGCAGCCGTTTACTTAGTGAATTGTAGAGTCTGGCTGAATGGTTGGATCTACTGAGATGTTGAACTTGCAATTCGGCCAAGACTTCGACAGTTCGGTCACGATCTCGACCAATGCTTCCCGACCACTCATCCCTACCGGAACTCCATCGGCTAATTGTTTGGAAGTCGATTTCATCGCCCACGCATAGAACGTCATCAGGCTTGTATTTTCTGATGAACTGGGCGACATTCTTGACGGCTTTCTTATCTTCGTAGGGGACTTGTAAATCTGATATAACGACAATGCGCTTAATCGTCATCCTCATCATCTTCATAGGGCGTATGATCAGGATTGCCCACTAGCCAATCTGGTAATCGCATCTGTTCTTCGATATACCAGCGAGCGCGATCTTCACCGTATCCAGCACGTACCAAAGCTTCATAACATTCGACAATTTGTGCAGCCCAAATGTCTATGGCTTTTAATGGTTCTCCAGATCTGCGCGCAGCAGATTCTTTGCGCTTACGCCTAGCGGCGAGTTCGCTTTTTGATGGTTTTCTTGCGCTCATTAGTCAGCAATTCTAAGACCATTGACTCAAGTTTATCGATGCGCGACACGATGTTTGATGCTTCCAATATGCCGGGTACTTCATGTCGAATAATGTAACGAAGACCGCCGACAATAAGCGCGCAGCATGAAAGTATGGCAGCGACAAACGCCGCCCATTCAGCAGGTGTCATCGCCGTCCGAAAGCTGTGTCGTTAGGGTTTAGCCACCGCAGGATGACTGGCAGACTCGCGACCAGAGCTGCATTGACAATTGCAGGTGCATCCCAGCCCACCGCTAGGTATGTTGCTATCCCGGCTGCTAGAAATGATCGTGCCCAACTTGCGGCGACTGCTTTTGCTTGCTCCATTGATAGGTTCTCCTGTTAGTAATGGGATGCGAAACATACTGCCGTCAAAATCGCCCTTAGCAGTAAAACTAATGTGAATGTGCTTTGTGTGTGGGTTGATGCCTTTGTATTTGCGCCACTTGTAATTGCCACGCCACGACGCAATCTTGTGGTTGAAAATTATATAAGAAACTCGTTTATCAGATCTGGCAAGTAATCGAAGCTGATCAGCAAGGTCGCATGCTTCGGATGCATGGGATCGCAAGTCAGCATCAATGTCGATGGCACGTACAATGCCTTCAATAGAAGGATTGTGATCGGACTTACGAGCTGCATGCTTCGCATCACCGATCCAGCCATCCGAAGTTCGATCTCTATCGGGGAACGCATCGTCTATTTGTTCGCGTAATTGTTGCCCCGCTTTGCACAGTTTAGCCAAGACCCAAAGCCTTTAAATCATCAGCCGTCAAACCCAGTGCTGCTAACTTTGCTTCAGCAGCAGCTTTTTTAGCATCGGCAATTGCAATTGCTTCCAAACGTTCTTTTTCTTTTTCTTGATCTAATTGCCATTGCACTAATTCATCTTTTGTCATTTGACGCTCAATCACTTCGCCAGTTTCGGCATTATGTATTTTAACCAAGTTTGTCACGATTGTTTCCATATCTCGTAAGTTCCAGCATCGAAGTTGCCGCCGCCTGGAAAAAAAGTAATACTTGTTATTGCACTTGTTGAAGCATAAACGCCAAAAAGTGAAGCAGTAGAATATAAAGGCTTTAGTGCCGCGCTGGTATCTGCCAAATCAATAAAAAAAGCAAATCGTTGAACTGCGGCTGTGCCACCAGAAGAAGCACCCATTTGTAATCGATCGCCAGCCGTTGCACCGCCGGTTTGGTAATAATTGTTGCCGGTATCGCTATTTAGACGAACTCTTAAATCTTCATTGCCATCAAAACTGCTTCCGACTAATAAAACAAAAAATCTTTTTCCGCTTAAACTGCTGACTGTAATTGAACTTCCGGTCAAGGAACCTGTTGCGGCTGATGACCAAGAACCGCCAGCAGTTGCAGTTGCCCACTTTACTTTATAGGGACTGACTGTTGTATCTGCTGTTAAAACTTGACCTGTTGTTCCTATTGGCAAATTGTCAAATGTACCTGAGCCAGTTCCAACGATGATGTCACCAGCAGCCGTTATTTCCGTTGCCATTGAATTGGTAATCGTTACTGCGCCAGATGTACCACCGCCACTGATACCAGTTCCAGCAGTAACAGCAGTTATATCACCTGTGGCTACACCTACCCATGCAGATCCATCGTAAACTTCAACAGCATTGGTATCCATCAAGTAGGAAACCATCCCTTCAGCAAGTACGCCTGAAAGTGCGGTTGTACGCGCGGCTGCGCTAGCAAAACGCATGACCGCTTGTTCCTGCAAATAAGTGTTTACCTGAGCTGCTGTAAGCACGTCACCCGTGTTAAACAGCTTATATCCTGCACCTGCCATTGATTGCTCCTTAGTAGCTCAGCACGTCTGAGTCAAGTATACCGCTAACTGCGCTGTCTAACACGAAGCCAGCCAATAAAGGCTCAGAAGTGAATAGGGTCGTCATCCATGATGACTTGGTAATATCGTGATGAATAGCGTTCACAAGGCTTGGTTGTGTCACGCTGGTCGCTCCCGGCATGGTCTTTGTAACCGTAATGCCATCAAGCAAATCTATGTCTACCCCAGCTTTAGGCTTATTAGGGTTGATGTCGTCATAAAGGTTGAGTTGGATTGAGTCGATTCGGACTTCAGGATCTTTACGTGTAGCCAATATGCCTTTAGCCTGATTAAGGGCTTCGGTATCGGTCTGGACAAGGATGCCATCGCGGATACCTGAATGAAGGAAGAACGTGTCAATGCTTGTCTGGTCATAAACGTTCTGTGCCGTGCCGCCTGAGCGTGTGACGGTTACGTCATTAATCAGCGTAGTGTCGTCATAGGCCACAACCGCGTTGGTATAGGAAATATCTGTGCCATCGTCATTGAAGTCATAAAGGCTTGTGGCTGGCCTTGTAATAAGCGAGTCACGATCTACAAACACCACGTTGCTTTGGCCATCGACAAAAATGCCGCCAAACTCGCTGTTCTCAACGGTCTGCAAAGCCTCTAAAACGTTTCTAGACGTGCCGGGATCCGCTTGAAGGGTTGAGTTGCCAGTATCAATCTCACGAAGGCTTAAAGGCCAATCTACGGCATCTAAAAGGGCACTTACGCGAGCACCTGAGAGTTGACCTGCGCTTGTGCCAGCCACAGTCGTAATGGCTGAACCTGCTAGCAGCTTGAACGCATCCACGCACTTTAGGCTTACCGTAGAAACATCTTCATTGCCTTGTCTAAAGCCTGTGTCGTAATTAGTGATAAAGCCGCTAAACAAGTAATAATCAACGCCAAGATAGGTTGCATAAATAATAATCTGACGCAATGGCACAAGGTTGGGGTAATACGCTCCGGCAGGGTTCATCGGATTCCAGTCGCCATTCTGATCATACAAAACGACTTCCGCGCTACCGAACTCGAACTTGCTTGTGATGCGGTTGCGCCCACGCCGAATATTGACTCGCGTGACAAGACTGGTGACTTCAACAGGCAGCGTTCCAGATCCTAAGCGGTTCGTTCCCAATATGCCTTTAGTGGCTGAGTCTAGGATAAGCGGATTAGTTTCAAACGCGGTTTCGCTATCAAAGTCAACAAAGACGCGAATTGTGGGAGCTGCCATTAGATTGCAATGCTGCTAAAGCGCAGACCCTTTCCGTTTCTTTGATATTCGTATTGGATGTCGGTGATAACTTCTGCCAAATCTTGAACGGCGGTTACTGAGCCTTCAACATTGACATTGATTGTGGTGCTGCCCAAAGGTTCACCATTTGCATCTAAGCCAAGTTTGGCAAACAAATCTTCGAGCGCAGCAGCATTAGCAGCATTAGCCGCTTCTTGTGCAGCCAATTCAGCTTCAATTAAAGCAAGTGCCGCATCTGATTCTGCGGCTAAAGCATCTGCCGCCGATGCCACAGCTTCGGCAATAGCAGTCACGGCTTCGGCATTAGCCAACGAAGGCGCACCTCTTGGAACATTGAATGGATTTTGCGCATTGACGGTTTCGTTTTGTAACGTGCCATTGATATAAACATTGTTGGCATCAACATCCATTGTGTCAATGGTTGTTACAGTCATTTTGGTTTGGTCTAGTTTTAAACCTTTTTCAGCAAATAATGTTTCAATTGGGATTTTGATATTTAGTTGCTTCAGCAATTCTTGGATGCGTGTGATTTTGGCAGGCCAATCGGTAAACGGATCACCTACCAATTCATCAAGACTGTCTAACAAATTAGCCAATTCTTGCGCAGCAGCTTCGGCCTTAATCAATTGACCTTCTAGGATGATCGCGCGCTTGACATCTTCGTCAAGGATTGCCTGCATTAATTCCAAACGTAGGCGTTCTACTTCATTGATTTGACCACCTAAAGCCGCAGCAATTTGTACGCGTTCAAGATCAAAACGTTGGGCAATTTGACCCAGTATGCCTTCTTCTTTTTTCTTCTTGTTTAAGGCTTCTTGTGCCTTGACAGATTTCTTTGTCAAAGCCAATAATTCTTTAGCGCGCTTGGCGGCATCCGCTTCAGCCTTAGCACGAGCGCGGTCAATCTTAGTCTGAGCATCGGTTGAACCGCTTATGCTCATTGGGGTTTTGAATGGCGCAGGCTTCGGTTTACCCATATTGCGGACGTAGCCAAACGCACTACCAAGCGGATTGAATGGATCTATGTTGCGCAATAAATCTAAAGCCGTTGATCCGTAAGTATTTAAGTCTTTGAACGCAGCTACAAGGCCAGCAACGCCACGCGTGGTATCTGCAACGGCATCGCCGAAGGTATCCATTGCACTAACGCCGCCACCAATGCCTTCATTACCTGCGAGAATCTGAAAAGCATCGACTAAGCCTTTGCCGATTGTTTCCTGCATGTTGGCGTATGCCACATTAAGAATGGCAACCTTGCCGCTATAAGTTTCTAAATAAGCCGCGTTTTGACCTGCAAATTGTTTAGCGAGTAAAGCTTGGACATCTGCGAATGATGCTGTCTGCAATTCGGCGCGCGAAAGTCCGGTGTTATATTTAGCAAGTGATTTAGTATTTCCTACGTATGCCTTGCTAAGATCCGAAGCAACAGTTTGGACATCTTGACCTGATCCTGCGGCTACGTCTAATGCCAAGCCTAATAATTCTTGTGACTTTGTGACTGAACCTGTCGTAGTCAATAACGACTGAAACGCCGGGCGAAGTTGATCATCAAGCACACCGCTAGTGGCTTCAAGATCTGAGATAAACTTTGTGACGCGAGAATCTTCAAAAGCAAGTCCAAGATTGCCTAAACTTTGGCTCAATCGCTTGGCTGCTAATTCATCTTCACCAAAAGCCTTAACTGCCGCCTTGCCAAATTGATAAACTTCTCGTACGGATAAAACGCCAATAAGGGTTTTACCAAGTGCCTTTAGATTTCCTTGTAATCCACCAGTTGCCTTCTCAGCTTGCTTGAAACCTTTATCCTTAAACTCAGACGCTATATCAATGCGAATGTTTGACATTAGGCAGCCTTTCTAACTGTGGCACGTTCCTTAAATAAACGACTGGCTTTGTCAATGGCTCGCATAACGCCATCCAACGCTTTACCTTCATTTTCGGCATACGCAGCAAACAATATGCGACCAGTTGATTTTTGACGACCATCCAGCGACTTCATTGCGCCAATGCCGTTCATGCCAGCTATAAATCTGGATCCTGCCTGTGGGTTGTTACTTTGACTGCGTGAACTGCCGCTTATGCCGCTTGCACGTCCAGCCGTTTCGGCAATTGATCCTGACGCTGATTTGTTGAGCAATGAGTAAA